AGCCATCAACCCTTTATAAAGCTGCTCTTTCCAAGCATTCATAGCGTCATCAACTCCAGTAGCAGTAAAAGCCAACCTAGTTGTTGTTGTTGAAGCTATTGTCCTAACTTCTTCTGCGGTTTGCTCATGGCTTGCAACTTGAGCTATCTCTTGTGCCGAGATAACAAGCAATCTTTCAAGCATATCAATTACCTGACGCATTGCTCCAACGATTCCGTTAGTATCAAGCGATGTAAACCTAACACTATTGAAAGCTTCACGAACATCCGTCTGTGCAAACTTTTGCTGCCTAGAACTAAAAGGCAAAAAGTTTAAAGTTCTAAATAATTTTTCACCCCAGTTTTGAAGTTTTGATATTACATCACCACTTACTTGGTCTGTATCTACAAACGTAATGTTTGCTAGGTTCTGTTTAACTGACAAGAGGTATTGGGTTAAGAGGTTTCCGATCTGGTCTTGAAACGGAACAATCTCCATGCTTAATGAAGCATTAATTGAACGGCCTTCATCCGGGTCATAAGCATAGTAAACAACTGGGCAATAAGGAATCGGAGCAGCGTGTAAGACAGTATCATCATTAGCAAGACAGAAACGAAACCATACAGGATGATCATAATCACCAAGGCCATACTCAGATGGAATGATCTTTTCAAAATATTCAGTAATGAGTACAGCTTTGTCATCTTCAGCTTTGCTATAATATCTATCTAATTCTTTCTCTCTATCTAAAAGACCAACTCCTCTAGAGCTAGATGGAAACTCCATAGTGCATGGAGACACTAATTCAAGATAGGTTTTTGCGCTTTGAAGCAAGTCAGAGGTTTTTCCGTAGTTAATCTTATCAGTGTTCCAAAACATTTTGTTTGTCCTGATATCACCGTAACGCATAATCCTCCAGTAACCAGCAAAGGAACAACCAGAATCAGTATTAAAAGTTGTCGGCCTGTGAGCTTGGTCAAAGAACGTTCTGCTTGGGTGAGGCATGTGGTATCTTATGCCTTCACGAACATACCTTTCCTCTTCTTGTCCATCCGAATTAATAGATACTTGCTTTTCTGAATGCCACTCTTCTTGAGGGAATTGCATGCACCACCCATAATGCAGCATCTGAAAAATACTTTGCTTCAAGACTTCGTTGTAACCATAGCTATTTGTAATAGCTTGAACCCTGTCTGTAATTATCTCCTCTCTTAGTTTGTTTACAGTAGTATGTTTCCCCATTTCATACTTAAACAAAGGGTACTGTCTGCGATCATTGTACATTCTTGCCCAGCGAATAGTAACGTAGCTTCGGACAATAGGAACAAACACATTAAAAAATACTGGTATATTTAAAGCCTTCTTAGTCCCTTTTGAATCCTCAACCTCCTCAAGCATTGAGGTCAAACCCCAATCATTTACTGCATTAGTTACAGTTTCATCATCTAAATCTTTATTTAGAATTGAGTTAGCAAGTGTCGGGCTTACTTGTTTAAAGGGAGCATCCCAAGCTAAGTCTAAAGCGTGATAGATCTTATGATTCTTTATGCACCACTGTAACCCATCATCCACTCTATCTCTAATCTTATCCAGAAGAGGCATAGCATCATCTGGGACATCTCGGTCTTCTCCTCCGAAGATGTTTTTGAGACTGTCTGTGGTTACACCACGCTTATTTAAAACATTTAAATCAATCATTAGACTATTTTAGGGCTATTTTCCATTAGCCGTTGCTTGTTATATTCTAACACAACTCTATCTCTGACTGCTCGCGGGACTTTTTTCCAGACCTTAACATAAACAAAAGAGTCTCCGACTCTAGTAACTTTATCAAAATAGGTTAAGCTGCGAAGGCCATTCCCTTTAGACGGAGAACAGCCATTCAAACTAAAATCCAAATTCAAAGTACAGTCAGGATTATCAGTTATTGTTATCTCAGGCTTCACCCTTGTTCAGCAGAATAGCAATTGCCTTAGGTGTTTCACTGTCATCCCCCTCAACATCTTCTGAAGTTTCTTCCTCTTCTTCGTAATCTTCTCCATATTTTTCAATACTCTGAGGATTAACTACTCCAATTAAAGAGCCGTTCTTTTCTTCAACGGTAATCTCCATAGTTAAGGAATGAGTTTCGCCGGGATCACACTCAGCTAAGGCTTCCCTCATTTCTGGTGTACTTAGGTCTATAGTAACTTGATTTGCCATAATGCCCTCTATTCGTTTACATTAGCACACATATGCCGTTAGACGCTAGTGGCTACTGGTATCCATCAATAAGCCCTAAACAGTTAGAAATATTCAACTGCAACAAAAGATACCTACTTGTGAGTGGCCCTCGCTACTCCAGTAAGACTATAGGAGTATTACATAGATTGATGAGACACTGCTGGGAAACCAAAAGTGGTCGAGTTGGAATCTTTTGCAAGACAATTAGAAACGCAAAGTCTGGAGTATGGAGTGACTTAATAGATATTATCATTCCAGAATGGGTAGAAAACCTTGAGGGTTTTGAGCTTACAGTACCCCCCAAAGTAGACGGTGTTACTAAAATGCACTACATGAGGATATCAAACATCCACGGCAACGAAACAGAAATACAACTGCATTCACTAGACAACGACCATGATATCGAGGAAAAAATTAAAGGTACTCGGTTCTCTATGATATTCTTTTCAGAGCTTTCAAACTTTAAAGACAACTGTGTGTTCACAATTAGTAAAGGACAGTTGCGATTGCCCGGATTAGATTACGGTAGACATCAGTGGATAGGGGATACAAACCCGGCAGAAGAGGGAACAAGTTCATGGATATACAAATTATGGTATGACGAGCCAAATAAAGAAGACCACCCAGACCCTGAATACGCTAGTCAATTTGCAATCATAGAATCAATGATACATGACAATCCTTACCTCTCTGAATGGGATAAAAAAGATTTAATAGCAACATTTAGAGGAGACCCAGAAATGTACGACAGATATGTTTTGGGAAAGTGGACTGCAAGTAGCACTGATTCTCACTTCGGGAAAGTGTTTAAACCAGATATCCATGTTATCGGGGATGTGGAAAGCCCAATAGAAGATGAATGGGAAGTTATTCTTCCATCAGATGGATGCACTGAACTTATAGGAGGCTGGGATTTAGGAGACAGGAATCATGCTTTTCATATTATGGAAAAGATAGAAACAGTCAACGGTGTAAGGTGGTCAGTTTTAGATGAGCTAGTAGTGCTACACGCAGACGTAAGTTTAGAAGACTTTGCGGGGGAGGCACTTGATAAGATAGAAAAGCTAGAAGAGTATATTGGAAATCAAGTCAGATGGACTCATTGGTCAGACAACTCATCAATGATTAGGTACAGGGCATCTGCAAACACATACGACCATAGGGTTATAGCGGCTGCAAGTGACGGTAAGATAAACCTAATAGGAGCGCCTAAATTCAGTGGATCAGTAAGGCAGAGAGTAAAACTAATAAAAGATTTATTAATGCAAAATCGATTACATGTTAGCGCTCACTGCCAACGAACAATCGACATGTTAAAGTTTTTAAGAAAAGGAAAGTCTGCTGGTCAGTACGTCACATCTGACGACAATAAGCACAGCTTTGACTCTTTAAGTTACGCTTTGATTGGTGAAATGAGTTCCGACCTGATAATATCCAACGCTCCGACAAGCGGAAAAATTGGCTTAACTTCCCTCCCACTTTAATCTTAGGAGCTTTAAACGGACTTTTTCTTGCCACTTTTTTTCTTACATAAGCTCATCACCATTTAACTTTGTGCGACCAATAGCGAGCGGATAATTTTGAAGGGCTGCTATCTTGAGCATTGTGCCTAGCATAATAACTGGCTTTCCTTGCTTTGTCTTTAGCACTCGTAGGGTTTTTACCCGCACCTTTCACTCCTTGCTGCCCAAATCTTATTGTCTTTATCTTGTCGCCATCTTTTGCAACAACAACGTGAGACTTTGTTTTATGATTCGGAGTTCTTTTTGGTTTGTTGAACCCGCTTACTCCCGCTCTTGCGAGTCTTGGGTCTTTTTTCTTTGGCATTAGTTACTTTCTTTTTAGGTGTTTTCTTTTTAGCTACTTTCTTTCTAGCTCGTACTCTAGGCTTGCTAATCTTTTGAGTACTGCCTTTGTCCAGTCTGGTGCGGCTTTTGCAGCATCCTGAAACTGGGGGTGTTCGACCATCTCTTCGACATTGTTCAGCTTCGTCGTCGCACAGCCCTGAACCATTAACCCTGTCAACAGCATCATTAATAAAATCAATTTTTTCTTCATACCTTTTTTGAGCTTTTGTTTCTTTTCGGAATTCATCTATCTTTAGAAAAAGCCGCCCCAATATAGGAACGGCTTTGATTAAAGAGGCTATCAGTTTAAGGATGCCCATTACACTTTAACAGTATTAAGCTTCCCCGTTTGCAGCCTTCTCTGCTTTCTTTACGCCGTGGCGCAAGAATAAGGCTAACAGACTTGTGATTACTACGTTTGTGGCAGCACCTAGCTCAAGCTCACCAGTAAAATAACCAGCGACTCCAGCAATTGCTCCAGTAATAGCAGTCCAAAATGTTTTTGATTTAATCATTTCTTCTTACGATTTTTTGGTTTCGGTTTGTTAACTTCAACTGCTCCCAACTTTACAACAGTAGACCCTACCTTATTGGTAATGGTTAATGTTGGAAATGGAACGTCAATAGCTAGGTAAGGAACTTTAAAGAAAAGCCCTTCAGGAGAAACCTTAGCATCTGGAACAGTTCCAGCTTTTGCACCTAAGCAAAGAGATGGAATTGGCCAGCTAAGTTTTTGCCCGAACAGTTTAACATTAGGTGAAGGTTTTAAACCCGCACCAAACAAACTGCTTGCACTGGCGTTAGACGTTAATCCGAATAACACCCCAATTAGTAATACACAACTTAATCTTTTCTTCATCTTGATTTCAGTAGGTTTAATATCTTGAGTATGATATAGACGAGGGTAGCAACACTAATAGCTACTTTTAGTAAAATATCTATTTGAAGCATCCAGTTTCCTATCCCAAGCCCCGCAGATGCGAAGACTTTTATATCGTCTATAACCCTCATTCATTACCCTTCAGACTCACTTGAGTCAGGCATTTCTATTTCTGGAGCAGGGCTTTCTGCAAGCCCACACTTAGAAGCAACTATTTGAGCTGCTTGCTTAACTTGATCATGTTCCGCCGCAGTTAATCTTGCTTGGGCTGCGGCATTAAACAGAATCTGCACAGCAGTCTGTACTTGTTGGTCTTTATTATCATCTGCCATAGGCGGGATCATTGTAGCACCTTCTTTAAATATGTGGCAATATTCATAAACAACAATATCTGGGCCAGTTATTTACTCTTACTGCATTCACCCTTGCAAGTATCCTCAAAGCAGTCTTTGTTGGTACACATTAGGTCTTCTTTCTTTTAGTGTTCGTGACTCTCCTCGGCTTCCCTGCTGGTTGACCAAGACGTTTCTTCTCTCCTATCTTCTTTTTCTTCTCAGTAGCCGACATCTCCCCGCTAGTCTTTGGGGTAGAAGCATTCACACGCTTAGACGGTCGGCAGTATGGTGTTCCACGCTTCTCGCCCTTAGAGCGCCCACACTCCTTGCCCGTCTTAACGTCCTTCCACTTCTCCTTGTGCCAGCGGCGCAGACCACCAGAGTAAGCCATTACGACCACCTACCTCCCTTTTCCTTATACCACTTAGCGGCATAAGAGTTAGAGTAAGCTGAAGGGTGTACCTTGTACTTTTTCTTGGCCTCGGACTGCGCCCTTGACCAAAGAGAAGGATTACTCGGCTTCGGCTTCTTCTGAGCTTTCTTCTTCGTTGCCATCAGTGTCACCTTCCGCTTCTGAAGTGTCTTCCTCAACAGGCTCAGGCTCAGGTGTAGGCTCAGGTGTAGGCTCAACAGTAGTATCAACCGTTATCTCTGGAGCTTCAAACTCCTCAACACGTTTAGGCTGTGCTTTCTGTGCCTCTATCTGAGAATCCAAACTAGCTATCCAATTGTTATCAGCAGCAAACTGTGACACTAGAGTGTTAGCCTGTTCTTTGAACTCATTGAGCATCGGCATACTATCCATTGGATATTTGTATATCCCGTCAATGTATGAACTGTTCCCGTCTGGGTCTGTTGCTTGGAGTCCTATGACAACCTCGCAAACACAGTTGGGATCATCTGATTTATGGAGAGGCTCTAGCCTCACGCATCGGTATGTATTAGCCATATCAATATCCTTTCTTAGGTTTTCTTCCTTTAGGTTTAGCGCTTCCTTTAGGTTTGGCACTTCCTTTTTTCGGTGGTCTTCCCACTTTACTTCCATAAGTTCCGGGGCCGTGTGGCATATCTCTATTTCCTTTCTTTATTTTGCTTGTGTGTCTACTGGTTCCAATGTAGATGCCAGCATCTGTGTAAATCTTGCAAGTCCTTCGGCTGGTGGATTCTGCGTTGCTTCAACGTCTATTGAATAACGTGCTGAGAAGTCTGTTTCCCTAGTGTTTTCACTCTTAGTAGTAACGCTACCAGTGTGTGAGTTAGAATGACTGCCCCCAGCTTCAAATCCTACCCCCCAAAAATGTCCACTAACAGAAGCGTGACCTTCAGTTTTAGATTCATCTTTCTGAGTATTCTCTGATGACTCGGTGTTAGATGAATGACTCTTAACCTCCATATCAAAATGCACCTTCACATCTGATATAGATAAGTTAGGTATCGTTACCATCGTTAATAACGGCATCTTCACCATCTGTTTTTGAGGAGTAGTTCTCCCCTTGATAAGCCGTTCAACTTCTACGTCAACGGTACGGGTTCTAGTTTTCTTTGGATCGTCTGGATCA